ATCTTCGGCAGGTCTATTATAGATCCTCACTGTCTTCTCACCTATACACTCGAACCAATCACCGTGATCTTCGAAGTATACTTCTTTTGGAAACAAGGGAGATTGTAATAATGCTTCGTATGCAATGCACTGCTCTTTATATATTTCGTAACTGGTAGTGTTTGGATCACAACCAAGATAGTCAGTTGTATTGTTTGAGCAATAGAATCCTGCAAGTCTATCACCCCATCCGCATGATATATCAATAATCTTTTTAGCACCCTCAGTCTCATATACTGTTTTGGCAACAGCAGGTTTGAACTGAGTTGCTACGTATCCAGATAGTCTGAACATAGCACGGTACTTGTGTTCATCTATAGGAGATGTTTCTCCCTTGAACTCACGGAACAGATACAGTAACATAGAATGGAATCTTGATGAGTATGGATTGTCCCATGCCCATTGACTTGATTCACATGTAGAATGTCCGCAGGTGTATCTGTTATCACAGTGGAAATAGTTAGACACATCATTGAAGTTGTGTCCGCATGACATTGCGTATTTGATCTGTACAGGTTCATCGAACTTATTACGTACAGTATCTGGATCCATTCCTTTCTTTAGATTAGATCTACTATCACTATTCAATAGACTATTGAACGAGTCTGCCATTTCTTTATCTGTAGGTCTCTTGATAGGTAAAGGTGGTTTGTGGTTAGCAACATAATCTTTGAGTTGTTGCATAAACCAAACTGATCCAGTATGCTGATCATCTGGATGTTTGTTACGTTCACGAATAG